AACGATGAAATTCTATTTCCCGAATTGATCTTTACCACATTGGAAATATACGCAGAAGCTCCAGATGAACTACCAGTTACATACTGGTGGATAAAATCAAAATTATTATCTTTCATCTGTACTTCAAGATACTTATTAACAATCCACTTGCCATCAGATGTTTTTAAAATATCTTTTTGAGGAAGGTAGATTGATGCATCGAGATTGTAAAGAATTTTGAATAGCAACTTAATGCTTTCAATAGAGCCCTTGCTTCTATAAAGATCGAGGATATACTTTTCAACTAACTTAGGATCTGCAGCCATATCATATGGCACATTGATCATAAATTCATCCATGAAGTACTTAATGTACTCTCTGGCTGATTGATCTATGTCACTAGTCTCTGCTAGTCTTCTTGCTTTATAAGTAGGACCTTGTTTATCCATCCACTCATAATAAGCTTGAATGAATTGAATAAAGTTGGGACCCTCTTCGTTATAGAAGGCTGGAAACTGCTTTTGAACTAATGGGGCAATATCTTTGAGAGGTGTGTACATTTATTATATTGGGTTTACTAAAATGTTGGTTTTAGAGAAATCTATTGTCAAGTATTTATTAGTCGAAACTGTGATATCAGAGTTCAACAATCTTGCATAGATATCAATCGTATTTGTTGTATAATCCCAAACATTTATAGTAAAGTTCAATTCACCTGTAGTATAGTTTACTGTTCCAATATTGCTCTGAAGAATAACAACTGGGTTGTATATTGTACTGTAGTAAATTCTTAGATTACCTAAGCCATCATCAGAAATAACAGCATTGTTATAAAAGTTATTATTAGAATCTTTGTAAGTAAATGTAGTACTCTTGATTGCTTCTGCTTCACCTGGATTGTATGCGAACTTAATTGTTCTATCAATAGGATTACCAAATGTGAAGTTGTAAATTGTAGAAAGGTCCTTTACAGGAGCAATTTTGTAGATTGCTTTTACTGATGTCTGATTGCTTATGATAGCACTATCAGACTGGTCAATATATGAAGACAACTTGGACAAACGAAGACTGTCACCAAAACTAGATAAGTGGTCTGCAGAGAATTTTTTTATTTGATTGAGTACTTCAGATTGTATCTGGCCTTGGTTATTGGTAGTTGCTGAAGGATCATAATTGATCTCACAATTTACTTGAACGTAAATGATTACAGGATCCTTAATTACAGCCTGCACAGTAATAGTCTTAGAGCTCAAGTACTTAATGATATCAGCTTTAATATCATCAGGAACAATTGGGTTTGTACCACCCATTATCATTGAAAGCACTACCTTACCATATTCAGGAGGAACTGCATCCTCACCACCATAGGCAATCATAGTAAGAATTTCTGGATAGTTATCTTGAACAAGAGTAACAAAATCTTCAGTTGTTACAGCTCTATTTTGTGTAGCAAAATGACGAGGAGCATAGAATCTAATTGATTCAATATCCTCTGCTGATGAGCCTTGTGAAGCAGGTGAGACTGTAGCAACGGAAACAGTATAACCACCAGGCTGAATAGTATTTGTTGGAGAGAACGAGGTTACAAGATTACCCAATTCACCATGAGTGGATCTATATGTAACTTTAACAATATTACCATTGGATAATGGCTTTCCAAATACACCATCACCAAATAGGATTTCATATTGATTGCTACCATACCCTTGGATAAAATATGCATTAGAGTTAGAATTTAATCCATATAGACTATCAGCAAAAGTGTAATCTACGTTTGCAAAATCTGTGCTTGAGTTGCTAACATTTACAACAATACTATTGATATCAACAGTTTCAGACTTTAGAACATACCCACCAGTTTCACCTGCTGTAAATATTTCATTTACGATCTTACCTTCATAGATATATGTTGGCTGACTTACATAATAACCTTCAGCAGACTTAAACACAACAACATCTTCAGCTGTTGTAAAGTCTATTAATGTGTTGTTAACCACTGCTCTTGAAGAGTAATATTTGGGAATTATAAGAGTCTGAGGACCTCCAATCTGAGGAGCACCAATTGTGAATACAACTTGTGCTTTTGCAGAGGTAGCAGATCTTGGAACATAGTTTAATTCTTTTGCATGTGAAACGACCGAGCTCTTGACCTGAGCGGAGTCAAGAAACATTTCACTACCCACCATATTAAGGTAGTATGCATTCATGTAAGAGTTATAAGAAAGAATATCCAATAACGCATTGAGGTTTGAACCTTCAAAGTTATAATCTGTAAACTGAGGTTGCGCTTGCAAGAATGTTTTTAAATTATTCTTGAGTCCATCAAAACTTAATTCTGAAACATCTAGAAAACTTGGAGTGGTCATCTTATCTTACTCTTCGAAGGATTACATTGAACGTAATAGGATTGACATTGTTATTAATAGAAAATACTATTGTTGCGTTATAAGCATTTTGATCTGGAAAAGCATTAACCGTGACAGAGAATAAGTTTGCTCTTGGTTCGTGATTTTCAATAACTTCTCTAATCTTCTGAGTCATGAAGTACTCAGTATCTGGCCCTATGTTTTCAAAAAGACTAGCTCTTATTCCACCACTGAGGTCAGGGTTAAAGAATCTTTCGTATGGATCTGTAAGTAACAAGTTTTGAATTGAATTCTGTACAGCATCGGCGTCAGTTAGCAATATCAAATCACCCTTGATAGGGTGGATGTCAAAATTAGTAGGTAGATCTCTATAATACGATTTTACAATTGCCATCTTTTATTTATAGTGACGTTCTACATGTTTGAAGGAATTGTGGGTTAGCTTTTTGAATATCATTAGCAGCAGATGATGCTAATTTCCAACCATCAGTAAAATGATTAGAAGGGAATGGGGTATGTGTCTCACCAACAGAAACAGCACTAAATGCTAACATGAAAGGAATGGCATGGTCGGATCTTCTTGGTTCAATAGAAGAAGTAGGACTAACATTCATTACGTTAGCAAGATTAGAAGTGATTGTAGCAATTTCTTGGCCATAATGGTTTGAAGGATCTGGTATATCAGAAGAACCTGTAATCATACTAGAAACTAAAGAAGCAACAGACATAGCACTACCCATAGATGCAAAGTTTTGCATGTTGAAGCTAACAACACCATTGCCACCCTTTGGACTTCCAAATGCTGCAACTCGTTTACAAAATGTTTGATCTGTGGAAGGTAGCGATACAGGAGCTTCACCAAAGAAACTTTTTCCTTGGAAAGAAGGAGGAGTTAGCATAGGATTGTTAGCAATTTGCGATGTCTTTAATCTCTGACCTAATAATACTTCAGACATAAAGCCACCAATTGCACTACCACCAGAACCACCCAGCAACATACTAGCTACAACGCCACCCAAAGCTCCAAAAGAACTTAAAGCACCACCAAGTGGTGCGCCATTCAATAAGCTATTGATAGCTTGAGGACCTAATGATGATGACATTGCTTGAAGATCTGAAGCAGGATTAAGTACTGAATTAATCTCTGAAGGAGAAAGTGTTGTTTCACCACCTGCCAATGCAGAAAAAGCACCAACAGAGCTTGCAATTGCACTATCTGAATATGATGGTGTTTGTGATAGAATACCAGGTGAGTTGCCTGTGAAGTTAGCTGTAGCAGAAAGCACCTGCATTCCAATAGCACCTAATGCTGCTGCTTGGCTAGCTTGATAAACTATTTGGCCTGTGCTTGATTGAGTATAATCTTCAATATTAGAAACGCTTTGATATTGTGGAGCATATCTATTAGTTACAGCAGAAAGACCATTGGCAAGATAACCAATTTTATAGATGTCTTGAATACCAGTAATTCCTCTGACATTTCTAACATACCTTTCATCACCCAACTCATCAACACCTGTGACAGCTGCAACATATGAAAGATCTGATACGCTAGTCATAGCAGCAAGAGTATAGAAGAAACCTTCAATAACATCAAAAGGTACAACACCATACGATGCTAATTCGTTACTCTTGTTTAATATTGCTAGCTTTTCTTCTACTGTTAAAATATAATTATCTGGTGTTCTTTGATAGTTGGAAGGAGGTACAGGTGAAGCTTTTAATGATTGACCAACGCCATGAAGTGCAGCAGACATATCGACTGCTTTGTTAAATGCTGTATCAGAATTACTTAAGGCTTGATTACCAAAAGTGCCTGGTTGTGCAATGATACTTTTTTGTATCTTTGCCATTGTATCTTTATTAAGATCTAAGCTAGGACTACCAGCAGAAGGATTGCCTTGACTATCAAATTGTACATTACCCACGGCTACTCTCCCCAGAATTCAATGCTGCAACAGCAAATTTAAGTTGTATTCCATCTACTTTATTGCTGCAATGTTTGTCAGCGCAAGTATATACTTTACCACCACCTTTTTGTCCAACAGGAGCAGCTCTTACGTGGCAATGAATGCCAGGCGAGTCGTTAGCTTCTAAGAACACTTGATCGTATGGTAAGTTATCTCTTACGAAAGCAGCAATTTCTGCAGTCAGGGCAACATCATTCTTGTTTGCAGCTCTAAGATCAACGGCATCACCAATAACGTGGTTGACTGATGTTCCTGCTCTCCACCACGAAGTTACTTGGACTCTCGAACCATACTTTTCAACAAGAGGATCGAGAATGTTCCATGCTGTATGCATTGCAGCTTTGATTACAGCTTGCTGTTTGTTTTCTGGACATGATTTAATATTTTGGACAACATTCATATGTCCTATTGTAAAGTGCTTAGATAGTTTGGCATTTGCATTGTATACTGATGTAGGAACAGGAAGAGGGTTCTGTTCTGCTACACCATTAGAAGTTGCTCCTGCTGGCTTATCATAAGTTGTCGTAGCAGGAGGATCTGCTTGAATACCAGTATCCTTAGGTTCTGGAACAATACCTGACCCCGTATTAGGAGTTGCTGCTGCTTCTGCTTTTGGGTTAGGATGTTGATTCTCATTTTGAAATCTAGAGAAGTCTTCTTTAGACATTCTTTTCGTATTCATTGGGAAATCAGGAGCAACTCTTATTGTTGTAATACTATCAATAATCGTATTTGCTGGAGCATATTGTGCAAGAGGTGCTGTGGCAGCTGCATCAACAGAATCCACACTTGGTGAACCACTTGTCTGAATAACTGTATCAGATCCATTGATTGAGATCTCACCAGATGCCCAAATACCCATTCCTGCAGAACCATTTAATGAAAGGTCACCAGTAGAAGATGCTTTGGTTGTTCCAGATGACTTTGTTTCAAAGTTTGCTGCACTCTGAAGTGTCATGTTGCCTGTTGAAGTAACAGTAATTGTATCTTTTGTGTCTATGCTAATTAATGCTTTTGCAATTGCCTTTAAGGTTTTCTGAGTGTTTAAAGAAAGAGCACCATCAGATCTTGTTGTAAGATCACCTTGCGTATCAAAGATTAGATTACCATTAACCTGTGTCTGCATATTACCTGCAACAGTGGTTCTATTATCTCCAGCAACAGTAGTACTTAAATGTTTTACAACCTCTACAATCTTACCACCGTCAACAACTTCTTCTACGTTGCCTTTAACTATAGAAGACATATTACCATCAACATGGAAGTTTAAATCACCACCGATATTGAAATCAAGATCACCTGCAGATTCAATTGTTATTCTTCCATTACCTTTCAATATCAAATGACCTGCAGCAAATACAGTAGCATCACCACGAGGAGCTATCATACCAACACCCTTCTTACCAGAAGAGATCATATGAATTGATCCATCAACGTCAATCATAATAGTTGCACCAGAATGATGTTGAAGCGTGATTGTATCAGCACCAAAAGTATTATCTACTATTATTTTATTACCTGTGGCAGATATAAATCCTTGGACGTCCGTTGGACCTCCTATACCACCCATAGTGCCTGCGCCAGGACCTGTGTGAGTAATCTGTTGATCGCTACCGTGACCAGGCTTATCCTTTACAGAAACATCATAATAAGGAGAATGGTTACCACCACCAGTAATTGATTGTGGTGCTTGGCTTCTTGAGGCACCATCTCTTGATGGATTGGTAAATTGTTTTACTCTGGAAGGATCATTAGTAAATCTACTAGTTGTCATGTCATCTAACCATTAATTTTGAAAGTGTGAATATACTGCAAACAAACCAACTGCAATCCAAAAGTATTTACTGCTAAGAATAGCACCCCAGAACTGTGCCTCTGCTTTTGTCATTTTGCGAGGTCTTTTTGTTTTTTGACTTGTGCCTATGGAGCGAGTTGTTCTTTGTGTCCACCCACCACTAGTTCTTGTAGTGGTAATTTTTGGAGCTTTACCTGTTGTATATGAGGTTGTAGTTCTATAACCGTTGCCACCCGTACTATTAGAAGAAGTTATTTTACCATTGCTATTTCTAGTAACAGTTGATCTGTATCCTCCACCATAATTAGTCGTTGTTCGTTTAAACCAGTTGTTGCTCATATTTATCCACAGTAATTAGAATATAACGCTGTTAATGATTGTTGTAACTTATCACTGTTGCTTGTGATAGTTGCTGAATCTGTATAAATTGCAAGATCCTTCATTATTCTATATAGTGTTACTTTTTGAGGTTCTGTAATATAGAAATTTGAAGCTAGTCTATTTGGATTAGAACCATTGACAAACTTATCAATACCACCTATAACAGTAACAGTAGCACTTGCATCACTAGAAGGAGCTGATTGATAAACTTGTCCATCAATGTCGATTATAAAACTAGAGGATGCATAATCGTTCATGTTGATAGGTTGATCTTTCAAAGTATTTGAAAAATTAAATGTAATACTTTTTGAATAAGAAACAGCTTCTGGAGCAACTACATTCATGTTGATGGTGTCCCTGAGCTACCAGTGTATGACATTGAAGACAATACACTTCTAGCTTTTGTTAGTTTATTAATATAAATTGGATTGGTTCTATCAGCAGATCCATGCTTGTATGAAGCATCTCTCTCGTATCCTATTATTGCAGCAACTGCATCCTGGATAGTAGTTTGTGTCAATAGATTGTTAAATGCATGCTTTTCTGAACTATTAAATTCATTCCAAACAAAGTCTAATTGCTTTTCTAATGGTGGAAGACCAGGAGGCTTTGCTACTGCAGAATAACCACAGAACTTAAACATTGGTGTGGCTCTATCATATTTGCCTGTACGCCATTGCGCAATACCAAATGAAGCTTCACCCAAGTCATTGCCATTGTATGCTTGTGGATTAATGTTATCGCCAGACTCAACCATGAAGTTACCAATGATTGCTGCAACAATACATTTTCTATCACCTGAAACACTACCTTGTGAAGTAATTTTTTCCCAGAAGTAGTTGTATGCTTTTGTGCGATTATCACTTCCAGTCAACTGTGTAGTCGTTGTAGTTTCTGGAGAAGTAGTTTGTGTTTGGTTTTCTGCAGGATTAGATGTTGAGGTTGAGAGGTCACTTGATTGCTGTGGAGTTACAGGAGCACGAGGAGCTGAGTTTGTAGATCCTGGACCACCATTAATAACTCCCAAGACAATTGGTTGTTGTGAGTCTATACCATCAACAAAGAAGCCAACTACCCATGAGCCTGGTGTTAGGTTGTGACTACCCATACCACCAGATGTCTGTCCTGCTGTTGTTGGATATAATACCATTGCCCATGGAAGATCATCATTGGAGATATCTGTTGTATCTTCTGTGTGATGAACACCAAATATTCTTACTTTAACACGAGCCTTATCATCACCAATATCCTTGACGACTCCAACAAACCATCTAAATCTATCACCATAAAAATCTGATTCTAACATATTTTACGTACCACCAACTATCTTGCCTGTCGAAGGATCTAATGTAATACCTGACTTTTGTGCAGCTGCTACAGTGTATAGAGAGCTGGTGAACAACGAAGTCATGTAGCCATCTTTATATATTCTTAAAGAAGTAGCAGCTCTGCCACCATTAGCAATAACGTGTTTAACTTCTGAAACGATAAACAAACCACTTAGGTATTTGTCTGTCTGTACGTTGTTAAAACCTTGTGTCTCTGGAAGGTCACAATATATGATATCACCAGCATTTAATTCTATATTTGCAGGGATGGTGATTGTTAAGTCAATTTGATTCAACGCATACAAGTATTTAGTAGCGTTACCAAACTTCAATCTATATTCTGGTTGCGATCTATTCTCTGTGTCAAAGTCTTCATAGTTGTTAATGATATATCTTATTCTGTTTGAGTACTCTGTTCCGACAACTTCATTTTTAACATAATCAAT